TTGCCGCGCATGGCTTCAGCATCCCCAAGACCCGCAAGGGCAAAGCTGACGGCGCGAGCGCCTGACGATGGCTACGGGAGACCTGTGCGCATCTGCCGACGTGCAGGCCTTCCTGAGCCTGGCGGCAGGACAGGACGACGCCTTGCTTCAGACGCTATGCACCAATGCGTCGGCGTTCGTCATCAATTTCCTGAACCGGAATCTGCTGACCGCCAGCTACACCGAAACGCGCAACGGCGTGGGCGGCGATCGGTTGGCCTTCCGGCAGTACCCGGTGACCGCCGTCGCGTCGGTGGTGATCGACGGCGTGACCGTCCCGCTATCCACCAGCCCGGCGCAGTTCGGCTACGTGTTCGACGAGGAAATGCTGTACCTGCGCGGAGGCGTGTTCCCGCGTGGCGTGCAGAACGTGGCGATCAGCTACACGGCCGGTCTGGCGTCGGTGCCGCTGGACGTGGCGCAAGCCTGCATCGAGATCGTCGCCACGAAGTACAAGCGCCGCACGAACATCGAAGTCAGCGCCAAGACGCTGAACGGCGAGACGATCAGCTTCACGCAAGCCGACATGCCGGCCGCATCGAAGCTCGCGCTGGACAACTACAAGCGCGTGTTCATGATATGAGCAGCGTGACGGGGCAAGACAACGTTATCCGCATGATGCTGGCGGTCAAGGATGGTGCGCGCGTCAAGCTGCTGGAGACGATGAACACCGTGGCGACCGACATGCAGCGGTACGTGCAGGCCGAGAAACTGTCCGGCAATCCGATCAAACGCGTCACCGGCATGCTGCGTGACTCGATCTTCGAACGCGTCAGCGAGGCGGGCACAGCGGTCTCGGCAGTCACCGGCACGGGCCTGTCGTATGCGAAGGGCCTGGAAGATGGCAATCCGCCGCACGTCATCCTGCCTGTGCGCGCGAAGATGCTGTCGTTCGTGGTTGGCGGCACGCGGGTGTTTGCTCGCAAGGTGAATCACCCAGGAAACCGTGCCTTCCACTTCTTGCGCGACACGTTGCACGAAACCGCGCCGGCCGAGATTGGCAAGATTCGCGCCGCGATGGCGGAGCTGATCACCGAGGCTCGCGCATGAACCGTGAAACAATCTATGCCGCCCTGTTCGCCAAGGCCTCGGCATCGTCAAGCTTCAACGAGACCGGCCGGCGCCTGAAGCACATCGACGACCTGCAGCCGTCCGAGTTTCCCGCCTTCTACCAAGTCCAGAAGGATGAGGTGTGGAAGCAGCCGTCAGGCAACCTGCCGCCCATTGGCGAGCTGACCGTCGAGTGGTGGGTGTACGCCTACAACAGCGATTCGACCAGCTCGACCGCCGCCAAGCTCAACCCGCTGATCGACGCGCTGTGCGCTTCGGTCGGGTTGCCGCCTGCCACACCCGGCTTCCAGACGCTCGGGGGCCTGGTCGAGTCCGTGCGCCTTGATGGACGTATCGACTATGCCGAGGGCGCGATGGAAGACCGCGGCTTCGCCCGTATCCCGCTTGTGATCCGCCTACCCGGCTAACCCGAGGACATCCCCATGACTGACGAAACCCAAGTTACCCCGACGCCCGCGAAAGCGGGCTTTTTTTCGCGCGCTGAAAAGACCGTCGAGACCGACGTCGAGCGCGTGATTGCCGCCATCGAACGCTGGTACGCCGCGCACTTCCATGCCGCCGCCGCCGCCGGTGTCGCCCCCATCACCGCCGACGACAAGGCCGCGCTGATCCAGCACGTCGCCGACGCCGTGGCACCCGCCGCCACCCAGGAGTAATCGACATGTCCAATGGTCTGACCCAACTCGGCAGCTTCGGCTCCGGCATCCTGTACGCCACTCCGGCCGGCGCGACCGGCACCCCGATCCAGTTCGGCGCGCTGCAGGACGTGTCCGCGGATCTGTCCCGCACCGTGAAATCCCTGTACGGCCAGGGCCAGCAGGCGCTCGCCATCGGTGCGGCGCAGTTGAAGGCCACCGGCAAGGCGAAGATGGGCTTCATCAACGCCAAGGTGTACAGCGACCTGTTCTACGGTGTCGCCACGTCTACCGGCACGGTCCATCTCGCGGCGAACGAAGCGGGCACCGTCCCTGCCGTCACGACCTACACCATCACGGTGGCCAACAGCGCGACGTGGTCGAAGGATCTCGGCGTGACCTACGCCGGCGGCGCCGTGTTCACGAAGGTCGCCAGTTCGCCCACGGTCGGCCAGTACAGCGTCGCCGCGGGTGTCTACACCTTCGCCGCCGCCGATGCCAGCGCCTCGGTGCTCATCAGCTACGAGTACACCGATGCCACCAACGGCACCACGCTGTCGGTGGGCTCCGTGCTCCAAGGCGTGCAGCCGATCATCACCATCGACCTGTACCGCGGCTACAACGGCACCGGCGAGCGCCATCGGTTCTGGGCCTGCGTGGCCTCCAAGCTGTCGATCCCGACCAAGATGGCCGACTTCGGCATTTCCGAGCTGGATTTCGAGGCGTTCGTCGACGCCTCGGGCCGCTTCCACACTGTCTACACGGACTGATCATGATTCCTGGAGCCGTCATCAAATTCGGCGACACCGATTACACCGTGCCGCCGATCAACCTGCGTGTGTCCTACCTGCCGGAGATGGACATCCTGTGCAAGCCGGAGGGAGAGGTGCCCTTCGGCGAGTACGTCAAGGCGGCCAGCACCGTGCTGTTCGCCCTGATGCAGCGCAATTATCCCGACATGAGCCGCGACGCATTCAACGACCTGATCGACCTGCCGCTGTTACGGCCGATCATCACCGGCATGATGCAGATATCGGGGTATGGCCCGCGCCCTTTGGTAGCGAGTCCGGCGACGGAAAGCGCACCAGTCGCGCCGATATCGTCGGATTCATCCACGGTGCCACCGGATGGTTCCCCGACGACATCCTCGAGCGACTGACCTGGCAGGACGTGGCCGATCTTTCCGAAAGCTGGAAGGATCGGCCACCCGTGCAGTGGATGGTGCAGGGGTATCTCGGGATCAAGCCGGCCAGCACGGACAAGGTTCCCACGGAAGATGAGTGCCGATCCTTTCTCGACACGATGGCGGTGGCGGCAGCGAAACAGCAGGGGTAGGATGAAGCCACTTCAATAGGTGGGGAACATCATGAGACAGGTACTTGCTGTGGCGGCATTGCTGCTGCTGGCCGGCTGCATGACCGTGGGCACGAAGGTGGACCCGAACGTGGTCAACACGTTCCAGCCGGGCGTGACGACGATCCGCGACGCCGAGGCTAAGCTGGGCCAGCCGAATCAGGTGAGTCACGATTCAGACGGCCGGACCGTCCTGGTCTATGTATACGTCAAGTCGCACGCCAGCGGGGCGTCATACATCCCCATCGTCGGCATCTTCGCCGGCAAGGGCATCGCCGACAACGTCAGCACTGCGCTGGTATTCGACAAGGGCGGGAAGTTCGTTAAATCCACCACGTCCCAAGGCCATATCGAAGAGGGTATGACCGGCTGACAAAGCCTCGTTACACGATCACCACGAACCCCGCTCCGGCGGGGTTTTTTATTGCCCGAAGGAAAGCCCATGGCTGACGAAGAAATCAAGGTTCTGCTCACCGCGGAACCGGCGCAGCTGCAGGCCGGCATGGAAGCGGGCGCGGCATCGGTCACGCAGGCCACGGATGCCATGCGCGCGTCGGTGGCCGAGGCGATGTCGCAATATGCCGCCTTCGATGCGATCCAGAAGGGCAGCATCACGACGGCTGTCGAGTTGGCGGCGGCACAGAAAACGCTGGCCGACGTGCAGGCATCCGGCGCGTTCACGGCCGAGGAGCTTGGCGCCAAGCAGGCGATCATCGCCAGCGCGATGACCAAGATCGGCACCGAGACCCAAGCCGCATCGGGCGCCTTGTCTGCGTTCACCGCCAACTCGCGCACGATGTACTCCGCAAGCGCCTTGGTCACGGACGCGATGACCGGGCAGTTCAGCCGATCCCGGCGTGAGGTCGCCGCGCTGGCGAACGAAACCGGCGTCATGGGGAGCGTGTTTCGCTTCGCGGCCGGTCCGATCGGCATCGCGGCGATTGCGTTGGGTGGCCTTGCCGTCGCAGCGGTCGAAGGCGCGGAAAACGCGCACAAGCTGCAAGACGCCATTGCCGCCACCGGGGACGCGGTAGGTGTCACGTACGGCCAGCTCGAACAGCTCAAAGACGGCATGATCGACTCGGACACCAGCGCGGGTGAGGCGACCGCCGCTATCTCCAAGCTGGCCATCTCCGGTCACTTCCTTGGCGATTCGCTGGCCGATGCCGCACGCGCCGCGCAAGGCATGGCGGAGCTTACCGGGCAGTCGATGGATAGCGCGGTCGCGTCGATCGAACGCCTGGGGAAAGACCCGGTCAAGGCCATCAAGG